AGAACGCTGGTGGTATTAAACCAAACCCTAGACTTAGCAGCAGACAGAACGAGGATGCTAGACGTTTGTTTGAGGATAAGAATGGTTTGTTTGAGTCAGTACCAACAAAGACTGAGGTGAGGTTGAAAAATGGTACTAGAATTATTAGTTTACCGACGGGAAAAACAGGCAGTTATATTCGATGTTATACTATTGACATTCTTATTGGAGATGAAGCAGCCTACATTCCCGAACCTGTCTGGTTGGCAGTCCGACCGATGCTTGCTACCAGTAAGCAGATGCGAGGGCTTGGCTGGGAGATACTTTTATCAACACCTTTCGGGAAAGGAGGGCACTATTACAATGCTTGTTTCGACGACGATTTCTTACAAATCCACGTCACGAGCGAGGCGTGTCCTAGAATTTCTAAAGAGTTTTTGGCGAAAGAAAAGAAAAGACTGACAAAGTTAGAGTATGCCCAAGAATTCCTCGGGGAGTTTGTTGATGACTTTAATCAGTTTTTCCCAACAGAATTATTAAAGAAGAGGATGAGTTTTATTGATTGGGATTACAAGACTCACTATTCTAGATCTAAAAACTATTATTTAGGTGTTGACATTGCGAGATATGGTGCAGATGAAAACGGTTTTGTGGTTATTGAGATGGATGAAAAAGGAGTATTGAAAGTTGTGGTTGCAAGAACCACGGAACGTAAGAGCATCACTGACACGGTTGGAAACATATTGATTTTAGATAAGTTGTTCAATTTCAGACGTATCTTTATCGACAGCGCAGGTGTTGGTGGTGGTGCATTTGATTTGTTGACTGAAAAGTTAGGACACCGAAGAGTTGTGGGTTTAGAAAATGCTAGGAAGACTATTGAGGAAGAGAGAAAGAAAGGGATTTTAAAGGAGGATTTGTATAGTAATGCGTTGGTTTTGATGGAGGCTGAGAACCCTGTGAAGATTAATATTATTAGCGACTTAACTTTGATGCGCAGCCTTAAGAGTATGACTTATGAGTACACCAGCGATAAGAATCTTAGGATTTACGGCAAATTCTCGCATTTGAGTGAGGCTTTTGTGCGCGCTTGTTGGTGCGTGAGGGAGAAAGGTTTGAGTTTGTACATTTACTAAAAATTGTCGTCGCATCCTTTGCGAACTGCGCAATGGATCAGGTTTTTGTGGTTTGCCTCAAAAACCTGTCGCTCCTCCCATTTTTTTATCAATAAATTTAAATAGTTCCTTACCTACAATAAGAACTATGGGATACGACGGAATTTATGTACCGACTTTGTTAGAATTTCAGTATAAATGTGGTGCTAAGGTTTCTGCTGCTTCAAAAGCTGAGGCTTATGCTAATTCTTTCATCGCTCAGGCTGAGAGTTTGATTAATGTTTCGTGCAGGAAAGTTTTTGCTGCTAACACGGCTGCGTTTACTGCGTTGCCTGCGACTACTAAACAATTGCTGACGGAAACTGCATCAGATATTGCTGCAATTTATGCTATTCTTTATGATCTTAGTGGGTTTACTTCAAGAGTTGAAGCGGAAGATATGATTAACGTCTTGCGTGATGCGGCACTGAGAGGTTTGAGTTTGTTGAGAGATAAGAAGACGCAGGGCTTCTTGATGACTGGGACTTACTGATGGAACACGATTATAAAAATTTTCCTGAGTTGACTAATTCCCAATTAGAGACGGAGGGTTTGACTAGCCCTCATAAACAGATTATGGAAGACTTCGATGCAGTTTGCATCAAAGTTCACGATGGTGACACGATAACTTTGCGGACAGATTTTAGAGACTTCGATTTTCCTTTGAGGTTTGCTAATATTGATGCTAAAGAATTAAATGCTGGTGGAGATTATGCGAGAGAGTGGTTAAAGGAAGCGATTGAGGGCGAGCCTGTCGAAATCAAAATCAATCCTCACAACAGAGTTGAGAAGTACGGAAGACTTTTGGGTGAGGTTGTTTCAAGAGGTATTAATATGGGTGATGCTGAGATGCGTATCGGTGTCGCTGTTGCTTATGGTAAAAAATTGGAAAATGAAATTCCTGATGCAAACAAAATATTTGGGTTGTCACAATGGTTTTAGATTTTGGGATACTAAACTCTGGTTTGTTTCCAGAGAGTGACGCTGCTGGTGATGGTATGGGTGCAGTTGTCCAAGACAAGATTATTTGGAATGATGTTGGTATTGGAATAATTCCCATCGGTGGAATTGTTGCGTGGCTCAAAACGCTTGCTGGATGCCCTCCTTTGTTGCCAAATTATGTTGAATGTAATGGACAAGTTTTGGCGGATGGTGGTAGCCTGTTTAATGGCGCAACAATTCCGAATTTAAACGCCAGTGGTGGCGGTACTAAAAGATTTTTAAGAGGTAGTACAACAAGTGGAACAATTGGTGGAACAGAAACTCATAAACATTCAACTGCTATTGGTGGGGGGACTCTTGGAACGTATGGTGGTGGAGTGATTGGAGGTACGTACGACTCCGATTATGTTGGAACATTACCAAGTTATTATGAAGTTGTTTGGGTTATGAGGGTTAAATAAAATGGTTGAAACAAGTATTGGGAGCGCACTCGCTTCGAGTGTTACTGGATATGTTGATTATAGTGTGGATGCTGCAAGCACTGATGGGGCTGGTGACCAGAAAGAGTTTACTTGGCAGATGCGGGACTGGTCAACTAATTTAGGTTATTATAAAGAAATTCCTGAGTTACAGACAGCTGTGGACGCTAAAGCAAACTGGACTATTGGTGCTGGTTGTGAGTCTGATGAGTTGACTTCTATGTTATTGATTACTTTAAAAGGTAATGGTAAGGACTCGTTCAATTCTATTGTGGGGAATATGATAAGAACTTACACAATAGGGGGCGATGCTTTTGCTGAAATAATAAGGGACGAAAAAGGTCTTGTTGTCAACCTGAAACCTTTAGATCCTAGCACAATTGTTATTGTGCAGAATGATAAAGGTAAAATTATCCGTTATGAACAAGTTAGCAAGATCAAAGAACCTAATAAAAAGTTTAAACCTGAACACATCTTTCACCTGAGCAGGAAAAGGATTGCTGACGAGATACACGGCGTCAGCATAATTCCTGCTGTTAAATGGATTATTGATGCCCGTAATGAAGCGATGGCTGATTGGAAACGAGTGTTGCACAGGAACGTTGACCCATTGTGGATTTTCCATTTAGACACAGACAACCCAACTGAGATTGCTGCGTTTAAAACAAAGATGGATGCTGCTAGGGCTAACGGCGAAAATATGTACATTCCTAAAGGTGCTGTTGTCCCAGAATTAGTCACTACCGCAGCAAACGCTAGTCTTAATCCGTTAACGTGGATTAATCAACTCAACGATTACTTTTTTCAAGCTGTTAATGTTCCACAAATCATTGTGGGTAATGCTAAAGAGTTCACTGATGCAAGTGGAAAAATTGTTTATTTGTCTTATGAACAGAGTGTTAAAGGTGAACAATTGTATATTGAAGAACAAGTTTTAGGTCAATTGAATCTAGATATTGTTTTGACTTTCCCTGCAAGTCTTCAACAAGACTCAGTAAGTGATACTCCAACAGAAGACAAACCTGAGACAGCGCAACCTAATGACACGACAGCGGAATTGGAGGGCAAGACATAAGATGGCAGTTAAAAAAAAGTTAAGTTTTACACCAGCCCCACTCCCTCAGAGTATTAATCCTGCTCCTGCTCCTACTGGTCAACAATCTAGTCAGAATTATTTTACTCCATCAGTTGCACAACCAGAAAGCATCGCTCCTACTGCTCCAAAAACTACGCCCACAAAAACATCTTCAAGCTCGTCAGGTTCACAATCTAGTCAAGCATATTTCACTCCGTCCGCAATAAACCCTCAGAGTGTCGATACTATCCCGACAGCGAACCCTTTGACTCCTGCTGATACTGCTGGCTCTTTGAAATTCACTGCTGACACAATAGATCCTCAAAGTATGAACCCACCTAGTGGTGGAGAATTTAGTGGTGCTGGTTCTACTGGTTCGTGGGCTACTCCTATGCAACAATTACTGGCAGATACGGCTGACCCTAATAGTAAGATGCGGCAAGCATTATCTCCTTGGAATATGATGCCTTTTGGAAAAACTGCAAAGGTATCAGTAAATCTTTTAAAGATTGGTGGTAAAGAAGTTGTTGCAAATCCTGCTGCTGTAAAAACTGCTAAATCTTTGATGCAAAAAATTTTATCTCCTAAAACATTGGCTACCTTAGGTGCTGCTGCTTCATCACTATTTTTAGGTTTGTGGGCTAGAAGTGAAGCTCCCGAACCTTTGACTATTGCGATGCGTGATGCTTTGCAACAGGCTCAAAGAACTGGGAATTATACAATTTATAATGAAGCTAAAGAAGCAAGAGATGAGATATTAAACTTACCTCTTTGGCAAGATATCGGTCTATGGACACCATTTGCTCCTGCAATTGGAATACCTTTAAAGTTGAAAGGTATAAAAGAAGCCGCTGTTGTGTTAGATAAAATCGCTGCAGATAATGAAAAACAATTGCAGACAGGAGAAACAGACGATGAGAAATGGGCTAGGATAAAACAAGAACAATCGGACCAAGAGAGAGCAAACATCGACTATTACAATCAACAAAGAAAACTTTTGCTTCTGTGGGAAGAAGAAGCCGCTGATAGGGATATGAGGGAGGATGCTAAATTTTATGCTGAACAAAGAGCTAAACAATTTGCTCTTGAAGAAGAAGAAAGAATAAAGATTGCTGCATTTTGGACAGCTTATAGAAAACAGATACAAAAAGCTCGGGACGATAATTCTCCAAGTAAATTATCGTTCGGACTATTGTGAGGGGAAAAGATGAAATCAAAAAATAAAACACAGATAATTATTTGTGCGGTTGTGTGCATCGCTTTTATTGAAGCAATCGCTTTGAGCAACGGGATTGATGGTATAGTTTTAACAACAAGTATCGCAACAATTACTGGGCTAGTTGGTCTGATAATAAAGACGCCTAAAATTTTGAGTATAAAATGAGCGAGACACCACCACCACCAAGCGCTGATCCGTTAGAGCAAGTTAATAAGATTTTGGAGGCTGCTAACCTTACTAATGCTGCGGCTGAGAGGATGGAGAAAGCTAATGCTAAGAGGGAGGAACTTTTCGCTAAACAAGAACAGGCTAACATCGACAGGATTATTGGTGGTCAGGCTAGTGCTGGTTCTGGAACTTTGTCGGAAGACGAGAAATCGATTGCTTCTGCTAGAAAAGTTTTAGAGGGCACAGGTTTTGAAGATATGTTTGACTCCCCCAAAACAAAGATTTAAATACTTTATTCCCCTCATCTTACCTTTATGGCTGACGAAGCAATCATTGTTGAACTTTTGGGTGCACACCACGACGGAGAACCTATAAGGTACACTTGTGCAGATGCGACAGGTATTGCTAAGGGTAGCGTGATGGAATTGACAACTCCTCGCACAGTTATCCAATCAACTGATGTTGACAGGCCTATTGTTGGGATTGCTGCTGCTGAAAAAGTTGCTAATGATGGAGAGACTTCTATTGCTGTATTGACTAATTGTATTGTTAAATTAAAATGTGCTACTACTCAATGCGAACTTGGAGAATACGTAAGCGCTAATGCTACTGATAATAATATCACGCTAGCATCGACGCTAGATAGTGAAAAAGGCTGGGCTGTCGGAAAAGCATTGGAAACAATCGCTGTCGGCGCTACTGGTTTGGTACGGGTGTTAAAATAAAATGGCAGACGAAGCAATCATTGTTGAATTACTAGGTAATAAGGGCGACCCTGTAAGGTACACCGTTGACGATACTATTGCAGTTGCTAAAGGTAGTGTTATGGAATTAACAACTCCTAGAACTATGAAGATTATATCAGCAGTTGACAAACCTATTGCTGGAATTTTGGCGGCTGAAAAAGTTGCTAATGATGGTCAAACTTCTATGGCTGTTTACACAAATGGAATTTTTCAATTGAAAACAGGAGCGGCTGAAACCGCAACCATTGGGGATTATGTGAGTGCTGGAGCAGTTGTAAATCAGATAAACTTGTCTTCAACACTAGATGTTGAAAAAGGTTGGGCGATTGGTTATGCTATGCAAGATATAGGAAACGCTGCAACTGGGATGATAAGGGTGTTATTGTAAAATGGCAGATACAACGGGCGAGGCAGATTTAAGAGCAGAGAACATTTCAAAGATAGTGACTGGTTTTGCACTTCAAGAATACAAGATGAAACAGCTTTGTATGATACAAAGCTCTAATGCTTGGACTGAAACATATTTTAAGGAGACAGCCGCAGATCTTGTTGGTAAAGATACTACTGCATCAGGCACGGTCAAAGGAATTCCTAGACTTGCAAACTTTCCTTATGGTGAAACAAGCTGGACTAAGACTTCTGGGGTAAACAAAAAGTATGGTATGGAGGGAGTCATTTCTTGGGAAGACCAGAAGACTAACGCCATTGATGTTATTGCTAGAACTCTTTTGAGGATTGCAAGAGCGGTCGCTAAGAGTGTTGACACAGAGATTGCAGCAGCTATTGTTGCATCAGCGGGTAATATTCAGGCGGCAAACGCTACTTGGAATAATGCTGTGATTGCTGACAGAGATCCTATTCAAGATATTTTGAACGCTAAATCAATGATTGAAATTGATAACTATAACCCTAACAAGAATGGTTATTTGCTTGTTCATCCAACAAACTATTCAGAACTTTTAGGAAACGCTAACGTCAGGAACGCTGGTCAGTTTTATTCTGATAGTGTAACAAGAAATGGTGTTGTCGGAAGATTACTAGGTTTGACTGTTATCTCAAGTAATTCTGTTGCAGAGGGCGGCGCACAAGTTGTTGTCGCTAAGGAAGCTATGACTTGGAAAAGTGTTGTTGGTTTGACGGTTGT